CATCACCATCAGATGGAGGGCTATGGGTTGGATACCACCATCAGAGTCGCCAGAGTACCAGCAGAAGTGGAAGTTCTACCAAGAGTTGCCTATGAGAAAGTTAGACGATAATGCCAAGAAAGAGTATGAGGCAGTCATGCGTAAGGCCAAAGTAGCAAGGATTAAATAATGGGTTTCTCATCAAGAATATCACCTACCAACAGAATCCGAGAACAAATCAATTTGAGGGATTTAGTTGATAAGCATGGCTTGGCTCTACCCATAGAGCCGAACTTCGAAGAACCACAAGAGGATATTTCGGAAAGTCCACAATTGGCTATCCATGCAAATCTTTATGTGTTCAGTGGCCACACACTGGGAAATCTAGTAGATGAAATTGTTGAGTTTGCCTACCAAGAAACATTCAGCATGATCAAACGAAAAATGCAATTCATGGAGGAAAACGAATAATGGAAAAAAAAGAACTCAGTGGGTTGGCTCGCCAACTCCTACAAACATCAGGGGCTCAGACGTTCTTCACTCAGGCAGAGTTTGACGATGCCATAGCAATAGCCCAGGCAGAGATCATGCACATAGCGGTAGAGACCACCAAAAAAGCCATCTTTATTGAGCGCCAAGCATGCGCAGAATTGGCATTGCAAGGCACGGATGAGCCTGTACTGATCAAAACATTGGAAATACTCCAAGCAGAGCGTCAACGCATTCATGATGCCATCCTGAACCGCATACCATCACAAAGGCAGTAGTATGAAAGACAAAACTGAATGGGCTCTATACTTGACGTATGTTTTTGCAGTTGTGGTGATCTTATTGGACATGCTATTTTGGAGGCAAGGATGAACGATAAAGAAAGAGAAGAGTTAGATCAAAAGTTCGAGGAAGAGTACCAACGCATGGTGAGGCGCAATGACTGGAACGCAACCATCAGGATGGAGGTACCTTTGACCACCAAGCTTGTAATCCCTGACATGTTCAGGAATGCAGTATTGGAAGAAGTCGCGCTAGAGTTTGACAAGCTGAAGAACTTCGGAGATACAAGCCAATCGTTCGCAGCCTTTGTTCGAGGTATGAAGAAATGATCAATCCACCATCAAAGGATGTATGTTTGTATTTATCTCGTTATTACAACGAGCGAACAGGAAAACAATTCGAAAAGCTGTCATGGATGTGGCTTCTCTGTTGGGGGTTTTACGATCATTGGGTAGAAGACTGGTTACAAACAGAGGATTAAATATGGCAACCGCAACAAAAAAAGTGGCAACAACTCCACCCAAGAAGGCAGTGGCAACAACTCCAAAAAAAGAGAAGGTGGTAACGTTACCAGAGAAGATGTATTCCATGCCTGAAGAGGTTAAGGAATGGATAGACCAAGCCATGAGTCGAATGAGGCACATGCAAGGAGAAATCTCGCGCCTCAAGGAAGAGAACGCACAACTCAAAGCCTATAGGAAGTTCGCAGAGCATAGAATCTTGAGAAGCGAAGCAGAATAAGATAAACTTCAGGCTATGCACTGAAATATCGTGCGAAAGGACTGAAATCATGTCGTTAACACTAAAGTTATCAATTGGAAATAAACAATTTAAAAATATTGGGAGGAGAGTATGACTCCTAATAGGAAGGGCGCGGGGAGACCATCAGGAAGCCCCAACAAGGCAACATCAGACGCTAGGATAGCTATAGCTTCATTTGTGGATGGAAACGCTTATAGGCTCTCTGGATGGCTTGATCAAGTAGCCAATGGAGTTCCTAAGTTGGATGAGGATGGTAATCCTACAGGGGAGTATGTCATACCACCGAATCCAGCGAAGGCGTTTGACCTGTTCCAAAGCGTAGTGGAGTATCACATCCCCAAACTGGCAAGGACTGAGTTGACTGGATCAGATACAGCACCAGTGATCATTGAGCACAACATCAATGTGTTTGGCCAGTTGTTGGAGAACATCAAGGCTTCGAGGCAATCCCAATGAAGTTCCGCAAGAAGCCTGTGGTGATCGAAGCCACGCAGTGGTTCAAGATGGGAGATCACCCGATGGTCTATGAGGTCATGGGTAATCCCAAGGAGATCAATGGATGGATTAGGATTATTCCAACAGGAGAATACGCCATCAAAACCCTTGAAGGCCATCACATTGTCAGTACAGGCGACTGGATCATCACTGGCGTGAAGGGTGAGCACTATCCATGTAAGCCAGACATCTTTGAGATGACTTATGAGGTGGCAGAATGAACCACTTCAAGCATAGATGAGCGAAGTCATTGACGAAGTCCTCCTAGACCCCAAGACTCAGGAGGAGTTCTATAAGCTATCAGTAGTCGATCAGACAGTATTCCTATGGCAGTATCAGTGGCTGAAAGAGAAGGCGCATAAGCACCAGATTGAGCCATCAGGGGATTGGTGGAGTATTTGGCTGATGCTCGCTGGTCGTGGGGCAGGCAAGACTAGAGCCGCCTCGGAATGCTTGGCATGGTGGGCATGGAGTCAGCCTGGTACCCGTTGGCTAGTATCGGCTCCAACTTCAGGGGACTTGAAGGGCACATGCTTTGAGGGTGACTCAGGGTTGATGACCATCATCCCCCCAATGCTGATTGAGAAGTACAACTCCAGTCTGCATGAGATACACTTGACGAATGGATCCTTCATCAAGGGGATCGCAGCGTCCGAGCCTGAGCGCTTCCGTGGCCCTCAGTTCCATGGTGGATGGTGTGATGAGTTGGCAGCGTGGGAGTACATCCAAGAAGCTTGGGATATGATGCAGTTCGGCCTCCGACTGGGTAAGAAGACCAAGCTGATCTGCACCACAACTCCAAAGCCCAAAGACTTGATCCTTGATTTGGTCGGACGTGAGGGGGATGACGTGGCCATCACACGGGCATCGACCTACTCGAACATCAAGAATCTGGCGGAGAACTTCCAGAAGCAGATCCTTCAGTATGAGTCCACCAAGCTCGGACGGCAAGAGATCTATGCTGAGTTGATCGACCCAGAGGCGGATGGTATCGTCAAGAGGGATTGGTTCAGACTATGGCCAGATGGCAAGCCCTTTCCCAAGCTTGAGTATGTCATCCAATCCTATGACTGCGCAACCTCGGACAAGACATACAACGATCCTACAGGATCAATCACGCTAGGCGTGTTCAAGCCACTGGATGGAGGTATGTGCGTCATGGTGCTCGACTGTTGGCAAGAACACCTCCAATACCCTGATCTCCGCCCCAAAGTCCTTGAGGAGTTCGAGGTGGCGTATGGAGAAGGAAGGGAGAAGAAGCTCGTAGACGTGGTTCTGGTGGAGGACAAGTCCGCTGGCATCTCATTGATCCAAGACTTACAGAGGGCGCACATCCCAGTCATTGCATACAACCCTGGGCGAGCCGACAAGATACAACGCCTCTCCATCGTGGCAAACATCATCAAAGCAGGACGAGTGTGGGTGCCTGAGTCATCCGTCCGTAAAGGATACGTAAAGGACTGGGCTGAAGGCATGGTGAGCCAGATCTGCTCGTTCCCTGAGACGGCTCATGATGAGTTCGTGGACTGCATCAGCCAAGGGCTCAGATACCTCAGAGACGCTGGATGGATCAGCATTGACATGCCAAGGCGTGATCCTTATGATGACTCAGACATTTTGGATGCGGATGAGCATAACAACAGAAGCCGAGCCAACCCATATGCACAGTAAGGTGGCAACAACTCCACGTGGCAACAACTCCACTAGGGTTGAACATAATCAGGATAGAAGGCATAATGCAATCTATCCACTCTCATTCAGACCATGGCTAAAAAACCCACACTAGACGAAATGCGCCTTGCCTTGAGTAAGGGTAAGACTAAGCATGAGCACGCTCATGAGAAGGCTAGACTTAACGCCATCAAGATGCTTGGGTTACATGAAAAGAACACGGCTCAAGACCGAGCCAAAGCTATGGGCATGAACACAGATGTTTATCATGGGTCAAAGCAAGACATAAAAGGCGGATTTAGCCCTGGCTATGACGACGAACTGTCTTTTGTAACGCCACATCCTGAGTTTGCTAATAAGTGGATAGGCAAAGGTAAATTCAACGAACGCACAGGCGATCAAGCCAAAGCTGAAAGAGATGTTGCTGACGCTTTGTACAAGCAAATTAAATACAAAAACATGGATTATGAAAGCCTTGATAAATTAAAGGGCGATGAATTCCATAATGAATATGACCGAAGAAATGCATTATCTAAATTTGATCTTGCAAAAGAATTTGGAACTCAAGGTCATCCAATGGGATTACATAACACTGTGTATCCATTAAAAATAAAGGCACACAAGACTTTTAATCCTGAAACAGACATGCATGTGATGGAAGAGTTCTTTAGAAATAATGGAATTCCACAAAGTAATATTGATCTGTATAAAACTGGCAATTACATGATGTACGAGACTAAACCAGTTGTTAACTATTTGAAGAGCAAAGGCTATGACTCAATGAGATTACGTGAGTCAACTGATGATAATTACCCAACAATTGCTGTGTTTGATCCAAAACATGTTCGCTCAAGATTTGCAGCGTTTGATCCTGCTAGAGAGCATGAAAACGATTTGCTTGCTGCCAAAGGCGGTGAGGTGTTGCCCCATCATCAGCGTGAGGCAAATAAGGCTAAGTTCCTTGAGTCAAGTGCCGTTAAAGATAGGGTGTTTCATGGAACTACAAAAGACTTTACGGCATTTAAAAAGGGTCGAAACTGGTTTTCAACTGACCCAGAGTATGCCAACATTTATGGCGGAGAACTAACTGAAAATCATGGTGAGAATGGAAGAGTAATGCCTTTACATGTTCAAGCCAAGAATCCAAAGACATTTCATGCATCACAAAAAGGAATGATGGAATGGACTAAATCTGAGCATCATGATCAACATTTAAAACGCAAAGGGCATGATTCAGTTTTATTTGTTGACGACAATGGCAAAGTTGCAACTGGATATACATTTGAACCAACTCAGATTAAGTCAGCCATCGGTAACCGTGGCACATACGACGTCAATGAGCCAGACATTACAAAAGCCAAGGGTGGACAAGTCACCCACGCACATCATTTAGAAATAGAGGAGCGCCCGTTATGAATGAGTTAGTCGGCAAGGGCAGACCCTTCTATTCAGCTTTGGACATGGGGGCTAAGGCCCTCAAGCGTAAGGTAGGAACTGGTGCTGAGTTCCTCAAGGAGTTGATGGCATTGCCTGGTGTCAAACCCACCGAGTTGAAAGAGCGTGGACTAGAAGAATTGATGAATGCGCCTAAGATGACGCATGATCAGTTCCTTGGCCAACTGGCAAGAAAACCAGCGCCCAAGATCAATGAGAAGGTACTGACTGAAGGTGGCAACGACGAAACAATCCAAGAGTTAATAGACAGAGATGCTAGGGAATACGCTAATCGAGAGATTGGAACTAGCCCAAGGATGCGTGATGATTGGTCAGAAACTTATGATGACTTCGTTGAAAACGCCAATCAGAATAAGTATTTAGAATACCAAAAAGAAGCTGACAAGTTAGTTAGACAAGGATTGGCTGACCCTGCGGTGGCTCACTTTGAATACACATTGCCTGGCGGTGAGAACTACAGAGAGATGTTGATTAAAGACCCACAAGGTAAGTTTGGAGGCGTCCCAGCACACTTCCATGGCGAGCCTAACATCATAGCTTCGATGCGTCTTAAAGACCGTACAGGCCCTAACGGTGAGAAATTGTTGCACCTAGAGGAGTTACAGTCAGACTGGCATCAACAAGGTAGAGAAAAAGGTTATTCACAAGGTTTGACACCTGAAGAACAAGCTGAATTAGTTAAGTTAAGTAGCTTACCATATAATTATTTGCATGATAATAAACATTTATCAGAAAAATATTATGCATTAGCAGAAAAGAAAAAAGGTGTACCCGATGCCCCATTCAAAAAGAATTGGGAAGAGATGGCCATCAAACGGTTGATCCATCACGCTGCTGAGAAGGGCTACCATGGCATCGTCATGACGCCTGGAAAAGAACAAAACAAACGATATAGGTTGTCTAAACATGTTGGATCTGTTTCATATAACCCAGAAGATCAACACTTTCAGGCTTTTAAACCAAATAGAGAAACTGTTGTCAACGAAAAATTTGCTAGTCCTGAACGTGTTGCTGAATTGATTGGCAAAGAGGCATCAGAAAAGTTATTGTCGGCACCCAAACAAATGGGACACCATTACCTTGAAGGTGAAGACTTAGACATTGGTGGCCAAGGCATGAAAGGCTTTTACGACAAAAAAGTCCCCAACATATTTAATGCTGTGGGTAAGAAGCATGGCGTTAAGATGGAGTTGCATAAACATCCAATTGAAACTGGCAAAGAACAAATGATTCCTGACAATGCTAGACTTGGAATGATTAGATCAGGTAATCCAGAACATGCTCAATTACACCACTTCCCCATCACAGAACCAATGCGTGAAGACGTATTAAAGAACGGACTACCTCTATACAAAACAGGTGGAGTAGTCCATAAAGCCGAAGGAGGCAACGTGCAACCTACAGTCGAACAAATGCGCATGGCGCTACAAAACAAGAGTACGTTTCCAAAGTTTGGCATTCAGTCCATCGGAGCCAATGAAGCGCCTGACTTGTCTCCCAAGTATTACATCCAACCCAACAAAGATGGCAACTTAGGTGTTGGTGGTGTGGACATGGATAACATAACCCCTGGCATGCAATTGGTAAAGCAAGAAATACCAAACATGAATCCACCCAATAGTCCCAATGCTCCACAAGCCCCACAAAGCCCGTTGGGAGCACCTCCAAGCCCTCAAGGTGGACAAAGCAATATCCTTAACCTGACACCACAAGGACAAGCATTGGGCGCTATGACGCCTTCACAGACCCCACAGGGTTTAGCTAAAGGAGGTACACCTAAATCAGTTGAGGACATGAAAGCAGAATTGTCCAAAAAGAAAACTGAAAAATCTAAACGTGTTGAAGTTAAAGCTGAAGGATCAGGTGGCGTTAAGGGAATTGTTGTTCCTCGTCATTTGATTGAAGGTAACCCTAAAGCAAGTGCTGAAGGGTTAAAAAATATGATGAGTGCAAGAGCTAAAATATATGGTTCAGAACATCGTGAGCCTTTAACACTTGGGCAAATGGCAAAAATTCACAAAGATATACTAAGTCAACATTTTGCCCAACCAAGAGAAATCCAATTACAAAATGAATCAAGTGCATTAAATCGCATTCGCTCAGCTAAGTTTATCAAACACAACAAAGACACACTAGACGAATCTGAAAAATTAGATACCGTTCATCATGAACATGACTCACAAGGTCGATCTTATGTTGGATATGCATCTAAAGGTATAGCAGGACATGCTTTGTATCCTAGAGGCCATGGCAAAAATATGGATTACAAAGTGATTAATACTTGCCCTGGTCAAACCGAAGGTTGTGGTGGTGGTACTGATGCCAAAGGAATTGTTGACACAAGTAAGGGTACATGTTTTGCACCTAATTCAGAATCACAGTACGCGGCAGCCGCTAGTCGTCGTGCAGGTCACGCCATTGCAAAACATGATCCTGAAATGACTAAAGATTGGATATTAGCCCATACAGGTTCAATTAGAAATGCTACAGAAAGAGCAGATAAACAAAACAAAAGAATGTTGTTTCGTCCTAATGTAGTGGATGAAACAGATGTGTCTTCTCGTCATGTTATTCGCCATTTGAATGAACAACGTGCAAAAGAAGGAAAACCACCAATTATTGCTAATTCATATGGGAAGACCAATGAGTTGCATGACCCTGAAAATGGATATTATGTAACTCACTCCAACGTTGGCCCTAAAACCAAGCATGGACAATCAATTGCTGAAAACATATCACGTGATAAAGCAAGAATAAGAAACACAATTTTAGCTGCTGATAACAGAGGCGACTTTGTAAATGAACAAGGACACAAAACACCACCCAAAGGTTCTTACATGGTTACAAATGTAAAACGTGGATCACCCATGGCAAAAAACATGGAAAAGGTTATTAAGCATGCCAAGTATTGGTCTGTAGGACGTCCACAAAACGAATTGACCAAAGAAGAAAGAGAAGAAGGCCCTGAAGGGCATTTCAATGGATTGGGTCATCCAACAACAGAAGACAAATCCCATTATGGTCACAAGACTTTAAATGATTTGAGATTTGACTATCAACGACAACATATTCTTCATCCACGTTTAGTGCAAGTTGGTCACAATGATGACGGTACTCCACACATGATTCCTACTGACTCAAGATTTAAAGATGAAGAGGTATTAAACAAACAAGTCAAAAATCGTTATATGACTAAAAATGGCAAAGTTGCTGGACATATTTTAATGACCACACCAACTGAATCTACTAGCAATGTGGGACATCAAACATCATTTACACATAATGTAAGTGATGAAGACATCAAACACGCTGTAAAAACAAAAGGTGAATACGTAATTGACAAACCTGAAGATCAGTTACGAAGCGCAAACAAAGAATATGTTGCACCACAACCAATTAAGATTATTCGCAAAGCGGACGGTGGTTTGGTTGGTGAAAGACATCGGGGTTATAGTGATGATGATTTCCATGCATTCCCTGAGCAAAACCCAATTGCACAACGTCACTTAGCAATGCGTCGTGGTGAAGATGAAGATATGCCTTATCATGCGCCCAAACCAAATGTTATGATTAACAAAAACTTGGATACTATGATTCTTGAATTGATGAGGAAAAAATAATGAGTAACCAAGACGATATGAACATTGACGAGCAAGACGATGGTTCTGCTCTTGTTGACATGCCTGAGATGGAAACCGAAGAGCAAGAAGACGGCTCAGCGATTGTCACCATACCAAGCAGTGGCCCAGAAGAGAATCCAGACTTTTATGCAAACATGGCAGAAGACTATGACGAAGGTGAACTTCGTACTATTGCCATGCGCTACATGGACTTAGTCAAGAATGACAAAGAAGCCCGTGAACTAAGAGATAAGCAATACGAAGAAGGATTAAAGCGTACTGGCATGGGGAATGATGCCCCTGGCGGTGCTACCTTCATGGGAGCGTCTAAGGTTGTGCACCCTGCGATGGCTGAGGGTTGCGTTGACTTCGCTGCTCGCGCCATCAAAGAGATGTTCCCACCAGATGGCCCTGTCAGGACTAAGATCCTTGGCAAAGTCGATGAAATGAAGACTCAGAAAGCTGAGCGTAAGCGTGACTATCTGAACTGGCAAATTACAGAGCAGATTGAAGAGTTCAGGGATGAGCAAGAGCAGTTGCTGACTCAGTTGCCATTGGGTGGAAGCCAATACTTTAAGCTATGGTTTGATGAGGATAAGAAGCGCCCATGTGTGGAGTTTTTGCCAATTGATAGGGTGATACTACCGTTTGCAGCGACCAACTTCTATACAGCCCAACGAGCTGCAGAGGTGCATGAAATTACCCATTGGGAGTTTAACCGTCGCATTGCCAGTGGAATGTACCGTGATGTGAATGTTATCCAAGCGGTGTCTGAACCCGATCAAACTAAACCACAGAAAGCCAACGACAAGATTGAAGGTAAAAAGTGGGAGGACAACAAAGACGGATTGCGCAAGGTTTACCACATCTACACCTACCTTGAGTTGGAAGAGGACAAGTACAGCAAGGGCAAGATGGTTCCTTACATCCTGATGATTGACGAGCTAGACAACGAAGTTGTTGGCTTGTACAGGAACTGGGAAGAAGAAGATGAGACCATGACCAAGCTAGATTGGATTGTGGAGTTTAAGTTTATCCCTTGGAGGGGTGCATATGCGATTGGTCTCCCTCATCTCATTGGTGGATTGTCCGCTGCCCTCACTGGATCACTTAGAGCGCTTCTGGACTCTGCTCACATCAACAACGCAGCCACCATGCTCAAGCTCAAGGGGGCTAAGATTAGTGGCCAATCCCAACAGGTTGACATCACTCAAATTGTTGAAATTGAGGGAGCACCTGGAGTTAATGACATCCGTCAGATAGCCATGCCCATGCCGTTCAATCCACCCAGCGCAGTTCTATTTGAGCTTCTAGGATGGCTTGACACCGCAGCTAAGGGAGTAGTCAGCACCAGTGAAGAAAAGATCGCTGA